GCTTCAAGTACCGGATTGTTTGATCCACCTACATCCCATGAACTTAATTGAATCAATCCTGTTCCGTAGTTCACCTGGCCAGATAAAGTGCCGGATCCTGTTGTGATAGATGGGTTTCGGTAAATTGATCCAATACGATCAATGAAGGTTGAACCACCAAGTGTAAAGCGAATAGACCCTGATAAGATTTGCTCTGCATATCCTTCAGTTAGATCGCATCTTAATACCGATCCAATCACTTGCTCATTCAGTGCAGAGGCAGATGAGTTATCACGATAAGCAACTGACACAGTGATTGCGCTAGACATCTCTTCAAGTGAAAGTGTGTATTGATTCTGGTTGTTTTGATACTTAAAGATTAAGCCTTTATAACCTGCTTCAAGCGCTTCAATTGATGTGTTGTTGGTGCCGTAATACGGATAAGTTACCAGCTCACGCTCAGTTTGTTTAAGTAGTCGACTAGGTGTAACTGTAATTGCGCGAGTTGCATAGTTAATTGTGCCTTGCTGAACGCCATTATTCATCATACGGCCAGTGCTTGAATTGATCGGTTCATCAATCAGTTCAACTTCACCGACCTTATCCATAAACTTCACTGGTACGCGCACTTTAACTGACTTTGGTATTAGTGCAGATACGCCGTTATCAAGCGTGATTGTCACGGATCCATTGTTAGGTACGGCGCTCAATTGATCAGAAAGCTTCGCACCCTTCTGGCCTGTGACCGTAAATGTGGTGCCTCCATTTGGTAAAATCGTCGGCATGAGTTTCGCAATACCATCTGCATAATCAATTTTACCTGTGGCATCACCCGTAAATATGCCCGATCCATTATCTGTAGCCGTTTTTGCCACACCATTTACAGACCATGAAACCGCTAAAGTTCCTGCAACCACTGAATCATCAATTGGAATTTCAACATAAGCTTTTGAAAGTGGCATGTTTGAGCGTTCTTGTGCTGCAATTACACCTGACCAGGTGATTAGGATACCGCTACCGACATCGGGTAATTCGCCCGTGGTGATTGACACTGTGCCATTATCATAATCAATCGAACCGATACCATAGGCTGCATCTACACCTGATAACTTGCCCGTACCATTGTCTTTAAGTGGATAAATATTCCCACCGACTTGATATGACACCTGCACAGAACCGGGTGCAGGCAATGGCACTAAATTACGAATCCAGTTAAAAGAATTATTTTGCTGATTAACCATAATCAGCTCTGATTCAACTGGTGCAGTTACAGCTGCTGCGGGTTTGAAAGTAATATTTAAGGTTGTTGCGCCTGTACCGGCATTTGCATTCCAGGTAATCATGCCATTTTTATAATCAATGGTCCCGACGTAGATATTATTTGCGTTTTTCAGCTCCCCGCCCCCATCTGTTACAGCAGAGTTAAACAGCGTAAAAGACACGGATTTGGGTAATACAGCAGAACCCAAGTAAAGCACCTGAGTTTGATTAACGGTAACATTGTAAGCCTTGGTGATTGTGTTTGCTTTTGCAGCCACCAATGCAATCGCTTCGCCTGCAGCTGAGATGTTAATCAGTTGAGATTCAGCTTGTGCACTTGGCACAATTTGACGATAGATCGTATCTGCAACTACGGTTTGCTCACCTATATTGGCATCTTCAACTAAGTTTGCGCTACCGCAATATTTCCCTGTATCAGCAACTAAGGTTTCACGAATAATCGTGGTTGACTTGGTGCCGACATACCATTGCTCAGCAGAAAGTCCGACAAAATCAGCATCCAATGCATCGCTCAATTGATAACTTGCAATTTTGTACTCGACTTCTTGCTGATTATAAATAAGAACAGAGGTGCGAGTGCTGACCTCGGTGATTCGTAAATATTGTTCATGCTGATTTGGCTTACCTTCGTTAGACACCAGACAGATCGCATCACCAACCTGAGCTTCTGTTTCAACTGGAAACATAGCAACTTGTAGCGCTTTCATGCCTTGCCAGTGGGTATCAAGCGGTGTGCCTGCAGCTTTTGCACCTTTCGCTAAATAATTTTCTACACGATTTTGGGCGTTTTTTCGTGTATCAGTCCATGATCCTGTATCAAATAGCAATGCCGATACCGCTGGGTCTTGAGGATTTTTTGAGATAAAGACCGTTGCACCCATGAGTTTTTCAGTATTGTTTGTAGTTACAGCAGCAAACACTTTACGCATCGAAACATTGCCGAGACGATCTACTTCTGAAATATCATCAAACACATTATTACTTTCGCCATCTTCAATGATTTTACCGTTGTACTTGCCACCGCCATCTTCATTATTAGTAAGACGCTCAGACTCGAAAATCACCAAGTCTTTGGTTTCAATTGCTTCAGTCATTATCTACCTCGGTGAATCTCATAGTGACGTTAAAATAAGTGTTGAGCGATACCGCTGGACTGTCTTTAATCGGCTTAGCTTCAAGCGCACCTGCAGAATGATTAAAGATCACCGTGAATTGACGTTTGTCGTGCGGCCAGTCAAATTTCAATGTGAAAGCTTCTTCCTGAAGTGTCGACCATTCGCGTAAAGTGCGTAGATCTGCAAGTTTGATCCAACCTTTTGAGCGGTTTGCAGGCTCTAAAATGATGCTGCGTCCTGACAGCTTTTCACCTTCTTGAATAATCAAAGCGCCGTTGATCGCATACTCTTGATTCTGCTCAATCGGCTTCCACGTAAATTCGTCAGACCATAAAAAACCGTCTTCTAATGAGACGGCTTGTTGTGTTGCATTGCGTACAAGTTGCATCATGTACTCCGTTTAATGGTTTCAAATTGACGCATCATTTCCTCAACCGTATCGAGTGATTCAGGTCTACCCATAAGTTCTGCGGTCTTATCTCCAGACACAAGTTCTAGACGTTTTGTTTCCTTAGGTTGGGCTTCTAAAACAGCCTTAATATCAAAGCTTGAAGCAACCAATGGCGCATCTGGTATCACTTGCTGCTCTGCCAAAACTGAATCAGTTCCGATAGGTGCTTTCATACCACCAATTGAACTACGGCGAGCTTGAGCTGCTGCATTACTTTTAGCAATCCGGTCAGCCATCTTCTGTTTGAACTCTTCCCAGTAATCGTCATCATCAGATTTTTCATCTGATGATACTGAGCTTGAACTAGAGGGTGTGTTGCTGACCTGCTGAATCGTGCGCTGTGTGGCTACCGCGGCTTGCTGCATCTCACCAAGTTTAGTTACGGTCGCTTTTCCTGTTGCATCCAGCTGAACTTCAAGGCCCAAGTAAGCGGCTTTAGCATTCGCAGCGGAAATGACTTGCGCATCACCTGATGCATAAGCTAACCGGATTGTTTCCTCATACGCTTTTTGAAGCCCTTCTTGAGTGGCCTGACCACTTTTCATGATGGTATTGAAGTCATTTAGAGCTAATTCAGCTGATAGCTTTAATTGCTCTTTGGTTTTAATACCCAGTCGCTCAAAAGCCGCTTCAACCGGCGAAATACTATCTGGTAACTCTTGAGCAGCTCGTTTGACCGCTTGCAATCCAATTTCAACTTGCTTTGCGCTCAACTGACCAGTTTTACCAAAATCCTGCAACCTGATTTTAGCTGCATCTATTTCAGCTTGGTTTTTTGCAGTTTCAAGCCACTTAGACCACCCTAAATACAAAGCATTTGTAGCAGCATCACCCTTTAAGCCTAGATCCTTCATACCCAATGCAAAACTATCTAGATTTGTCTTACCGGTAGTAAACTTTTCAGAAATACGATTCAGAGCATTATCAAGATCTATACCAAGGGCGACCGCTGCCTTACGCGCTCGATCTGCTTCATTTACGGTACCTGTGGCTGCGTCTGCATTTTTTTGCCAAGCCTCAACCGATACTTTCCCCGCCTGATCCATTGTGACGATGTAGCCTTTCGTCATTAGATCGGCTTGTATGACGCCATCCATTGCATCTTTATTGGCTGCAATAGCTGCTTCTGCATACGCTTGTACTGCTTTCAGCTTTTCTTCTTCAGTAGACTTTTTACCTTCAACTTCACGCTGCTGCTCAGAAAGTAGTTGGTCCATCGTCGCCTTTGTGTCAGCTATACTTTCCGCATTTTTCTGCTCTTGCGTTTTATTGATATCCTCAATAGCTTGGATGCCTTTAGATTTGAATTCTAATGCACCATCAGATGCCTTCTGATAATAATCCTGAGCTTTGCGTGCCATCGCATCCATATCTGCAATAGCTTTTTCTTTTGCTTCACCCCATGCAATTTTTGATTTGAGCTGCATGAAGGCAGCACCAACATCATAAAGAACCCCAGCAAATAGATTGGCTACAATGCCAATGGTGTTAAGACCATCACCCATAAAACCAAATACGGCATTCAATGCTTGCAAGGCTTTGGTAAATCCACTGGTTTTGCTTTCAGCTTCTTCAAGCCCGCTATTGAAATTAAATATGGCGCCAAGAGCTGTGTTTAGTACATCGAAAGTGATTTCAAAAGTATCACCAGCTGTTGTACCTAAGTCCTTTAATGATTCATAAGCAGTAGTTAATGCTTCCTTTAATGCAATAATGGTTTGTGGATCGACCTTCTTGAGTCGATCACCAACCCAGATAAAGCCTTCACCAATATCTTCGAGTATTGTCTCCACTACATCCATATTGTCAGCAAGGGTCACCAGCCATTGCGCTACCGTTGCTGATGCGCCGTTTGCTTGATTCATGGTGCCGATCAGGATCTGCCATTGTGTCTGTATGCGTTGTATAGCGTTGCTAATTGTAGTCGGAAACTTGTTGTAATCAGCCTCAATTGCTGCTGATTGACCCTGTAGGGCCTTAATGACTTTCTCAGCTGATAGTTCACCGTTCTCTGCTATCTTGCGCAGTTCACCGGTAGTTACACCGAGTGACTGAGCTAATGCCTTAGAGATGCCCGGGGCTTGTTCCATGATCGAGTTGAATTCATCACCACGAAGTACGCCTGACTGTAACGCCTGGGTGAGCTGAACAATTGCGGCCTCTGATGCCTGGGCAGATCCACCACCGGTCTGAATGGCCATGTTAATAGTTTTGACCAGATCTAGGCTTTGCTGCTGGGTTATTCCCATCTGCTTACCAACATCATTCACTTTTGTGAACAGACCCGCCGTAGTATCAAGGCTGGTATTGGTCATCAGTGAAACTTGATGCACGCCAGCCATAGCTTGGGTAAAGTTTCCACCCTCACTGGTTGCAATGTTGATTCGTGCTGAAAGATTTGTGTAGGAGTCAGCAGTCTCTGCAAGTTCACGAACTCCTAACCCCACACCGAAAGCAGTGGCAGCTGCTGCAACAGCAGTTAGAGTGGTCTTCAAACCATTTAGACTTGTTGATGCTTGATTTGTAAAGGTCTCTGTTTTACCTAAGTCACTGTTTGCACTTTTAAGATTTTCACCAAAGTATTTAACACTGCCAGCTGCGACTGCGGTTTTCTTGCCAACATCATCTATGCCTTTTGCAGCCTTACTTGTTGAACCACGAACCTGATCCGCTTCTTTCTTAATACTATTAAAAAGCTTTTGTGTGACTTCTTGCGACTGTTTAGCGGAAGTCACCAAACCTTTATTGTCGCCTTCCATGATGAGTTTAAAGTTTAGATTTTTTCCACTCATGTTTCTTACTCGCAATAAAAAACCCCGCATAAGCGGGGCTAAATTCAGGTATTAAGAAGGGCTATACGGGGCTTATTTCATCATTCAACCACTCAACGGCGTTCCCAAATAATTTTGGTAACCTTCCCTTGTTTTGTTGTGACTGTATAAATTTCATTACCAACGGTATAAATAAAATCAGTAACAGTAACAGAGGTATTACCACCAGTATCGACATTATAAGAATATTGACTCATTGGGCGGCCGGCTTTTGCCATTAGTGACCCTATATTATCCCCAACTGTAACAATATCGCCATTTACTCGGAAACTAGATGTTTCTGATGCAGCATAAACAGCAGCTGAAGCAGCCAACAACAATGCTAAAGCAATTTTTTTCACTATTTTTACCCAAATTTTAGAAAATTTATTGGGCCATATTATCTCTGAAAATCAGTTGGTTCAACGAAATGCATTACTTATTTCTCTAAATCTCTCATAAACTCTTCAAACGCCCTTTTGGCTGCATGCTGAGCTGTACGAACTGCGACGGCGTTATTTCTAATTTTTTGCTTTTCAGCCTTTTGAGCAGCTTTTAAATACTGTCTAAATGCGCCGTAGGTCATCTGCATGATTTCAGTATTTGAGTGACCGTTTGAAATCAGCAACTGGAAAGCATCGAACCAGGATGATTTCTTTCGTGGATCTACACTATCATCGTGCTTTGAATCTGGCTCGCTAAAGAATGCATCATTGATCTTGATTGCAGCATGAACTATTTCAAGGGATCTGCTGCGCTCTTGAAGTATAAGGCGCTCAATATCTTTGGCATCACAATCGAGGCTAAGACTTACAAATTCCAGCGCATCATCTGTCTTATCCTGAAGCAATTTAGTGATATCATCTGGATGATTTTTTAAGAACTCTTTTATGCTCTGTGCGGGTCCAGACCACTTATCAAAATTATGCATCTTCAATTGGTTTACAGTGACTTTATTGTGATTCAGTTCCAATAAGATGCTGCGATCAGATGCAAGAAAAAAATCATTCATGATGGATGCCTGGTTATAAATTTCAGATATTAAAAAAAGCACCCGAAGATGCTTTCTATTAATTAATGGCAGTGTCTGGTACCAGTCTTTGTTTCATTGTGGCAACCGTTCTTGTCAGTACGTCCACTATGAGAATAAGCTGTAGTTGCAAAACAGGTTACCAAGATTAGTAATATAACTTTTTTCATAATTATTCCTATTTTTATAATAAGAATAATAGTTATAACTTACTTCGTATATTTTTCAATCACAAAAAACCACATCGAAGGTGACATATCTTGATAAGCTGTATTAAAAGCTATTAGAAAACCCAGTTCTGACTTTGTCCTATTTTATAAATGACGATTATTAGGACAACTGTCAGTAGTAAAATCACAGATATTTCAGCCTTATTTGGCATTGCAATGCTCCGCTTTCTTTTTACCATATGATAAATAAAGAGAGCATATAATAACAATAAGATTACAAAATAATTATTGAAAGCTACAAAGAGCAAGAAATGAATAAAACCACTATGAAGAGTAGCTGTCTACTTAAGTATTCAAACATTTCGGTAAGTAACTCTACAAAAAGTTTCAACCGAAAAGCATTCTTACGTAAACCTTGATTCTCATAACTTTAGTCTTGAGTATCTTACATATCCCGACATAGCCGATACATCTGTGATTTAAATCATTCTCTACACTGAATTTAAGTTTTAGAAACGTAGAGGAAATTCAGATGGAAAAGTATTCAAAGATTCTAATCCTAGCCTTAATGGGATTTACTGGCACCGTAGTCATTGCATCAGAACCACCAATTGAAGCTACTGCTGCAGCGGAAGCGCAACAGGTTGCTTTAAAATATGGAGATGGTAAAGACCAGAAATCCAATTCATCTAATGAGTAATAAAAAGCCCTTAATCAAGGGCTTTTTATTTAGTTGAATATTTAACAGGCACAAAAAAGACGCTAATGCGCCGTAGAGTTCTTTTGTGCCTGTGTCGGTTAAGCTGCTTTCGGAATACTGGTGAAATACCCATACAAACCAAGCGCACCATCTTTGTCTTTAGTTAAATCACCTAAAGCATCACCGCTGATTTCATATGAGCCAAACTCTTGATGAATTAATCCAAAGCTTGAATCTGGTGATTTAATGGTGCGATGTAGGCTTAAGAATACCTTTTCACCAGTAATCTTATTTACCCCTTCAAAGAATAATGCATATTCTTTACCAAAGTCAGAAGCGATAGTGGTGTGAGTAACCGCACCCGTAGTATATGTCACTTTAGCTTCAGGGATATCCTCAAGGAAAGTGATGGTTCCATACACCGCGTCAACCTTGTACTTGGTATTTTCAATAGCTGTATCATCCGCACCTTTGACGGTAACAGCCGTTAAATTAAAACCAGCCAGTTTAATCTTCTGACCCACTTTGACAGCACCTAATGAGAAATCAGTAATAGTATTAGTCGGCACTTCCACATTTTTACCGGACAATACATAGGCCAGATTATCATCATCTACCTGCTCAAGTTTGCCACTGAAGCTTACTGCAGTTGTATTATAGATAACTAGATCCGTAGTATCGTCACCAGACATAGATTCTGTATGCTCGATCTTTTCTGCTGTGATTTCCAGCGTAAAGTCCGGAACGTTTCCTAGTTCACGCATCGCTCCAACCACACCTTCGACCAGTGGGGCGAGTGAGAACTTACCGCGCAATGAGATATATTTCTTCGCCATTATTTAGCTACCTCTTTAGTGGCTGTTTTTGGTTTTACTTCTGACTTAACTTCTTGGATGATTTCATCAGTAAGCAACTGTTGTATCTTCTCATCGGGCAATTTCCCAATGATATTGCCTTTTACCCAAGGGCCAATTGGCTTTAGGGCTTTGTATTGTTTTGCCATGAATGGCTCCTAAAGATATTTCTGAGATTCAAAAATAATCGTGATGTATGCAAAGCCCGGACTATATCCGTCACGCACAGAGATCATTTCCAGTGCTGTTGGTGATGATTCAGGTTCCCAACCAGCGAGCAGTTCAATAACCTTTTCAGTCAAAAGCCCCGCCTCATCATTTACAGCCCGACCATCGGTCATCTGAGATTGAGCATTGCGACATGCCACCGTGACCGCCCATTGCTGACCGATCTGATTGATACTTCCACGACCCGCACTGGCTTTCTTGTCAATACGAACAAAATTGACATGTGCCGACGGCGTGACCTGCGACATCTCGGTTACGCTGACTGAATTCAACGGCGTATAGATCTTTAGAAATTCTGGAATCTCTTTCAGCTTTTCTGCAATCTCATCACGCACCGCGAAGAAAGTGCTCATCTATAAAACTCCCAACAATATCCAAAACCATAACCTCATCTTCAGCGTCAAGGCCGAGTTGAGTCCGAGGCGGTAGAATCGACTGCTTAACCTTTCGATACTGCCCACCCACTGCAAAAGTGATGTATTGTCCATTTTTAGGTAAGATTGTTGCGCCGTAATGCAGATGTGGTGCGTACACAACATCGGTACCAACCTCCACACCACTTGAAAGCACATTGTGTGTGTAGGAATTCATTAGACGGCCAGTATCACGCAGCGTCTCGCCACCTTGCATGCGTGCACGCCATGAAATCTTCCACGGATTTCCATCTACACCAGTACCACTTAAAAACCGATGTTGAATACTGTTGACCAGTCCATCGCCAATCTCATCAAACAACTGGATCTTGAGGGAATCAAAATCACCTAATTGATTAAGCACCGCTTCAATAGGTGAGCTATCAGCTCGAATGATTATTGCGAAAGCCATAAACACCTCACTTTATGCTGGGCATTTGATCCAGGATAGAATCCCCAAATACACCACCGGTATAACTTGTACCGACTGGCGCCGTTGAAGGTCGTCCTTTAGGTTGGTCGTCGCTGATTTGGTTACTGGTATCTAGAATTGCCAATGAGTTTTTGCCATCCCGCACACCCTTTAAGAAATCTATCGCCACCTTGTAACGTAGCTCAACTACCTCTGGCGCTGCCTCAAAATGAAGTTTATAACGTGCTATATCGCACACTAGTCGCTTCAAATTATTGGGCACATTTGGCAGGGGTAATGGGTAACGCACTGCTAGATATCCATCCACTTCTTCACAAGCATCCTGCAAAGAGGTCTCTAATGGATCTGGAACATCCGAAGGAAACATCTGTGCAATATTCAGAATATTTTGACCAAATCGAGCGACTAAATCAGCTTTAGTCGCATACATAGATCACCTATTTTGTTTCGTCAGCAGGTTTTGGATCTGCTTTAGGTTTTGCAGCAGGTTTTGCCTTTTCAAGCTCAGCCATTTTTGCCTTTAGCGCAGCAACTTCTTGATCAACCTTCGCCTTGTCAGCAGCTGCTGTCTGATTAGCTTCAGTTAAGGTTTTATTTGTTGCTGTTAGTTCAGCATTGGCCTTTTCAAGTTCAGCCAAACGTGCAGCGGTATTGTCTGCTTCTGGCTCTTCCGGCTCTTGATATTCTTCAATAGCCCTAGATGCTAAAAGGGCCTGAAGTTGTTTAGCTTCAAGCCCCTCTATTTCCTGACCTGGACGAAAGTGTCCGATCGACTGTTTTGCAATGTACTTTGGCATTTGATTCCCCTTAAACGAAGCCGCGACCGCCGACTAAGCCATTTTTGTTATTCGGAACAGCAAGTGGAGAAGATTCAGCAAGCAATTGAATGCTTGAAGGGTTCTTTTCCTGCCATTGGCTTAAATAGAACTCTAGAGCCTGACCAAAGGCTTCAACGTTTTGCAATGCACAATGTGCAATCCATCCATTCGCATCCGAAACAAGACCAAAGAAGTCTTCAGGGATAAAACGATCAGGGGAACCACCCATATTGTGGCTCACGTCATAAGTCCAGATTTCAATATTATCCACTGTGCCGCGGAATTGAGGCTTATCAGCTTGATCGAAAGTCGGAGTTAGTGGAACGCTAATACCAGCATACGGCGCAATGAATTTTTCTTTGAACTCTGGATCCTTGATTAAGGTGTTGTAAACCTTAGAGGTGGTCAAAGCCATAATAGGTGATGTGCCTGAATGCTCGATAGACAAGTCGATCATGGCTTGAATATCTTTCACTGGAGTCGCACCAGCCTGTCCCCATTTAATTAATGGTGCGTAGTTACACGCTGGATTACGCTCATAATCCACTTTGTACATCGGAAAGTCTGCAGAAGCAAAAGTGGTTTTACCGTAGAGCAAGACATCACGTGCAATTAGTAACTTTCGGTTTTCAATTGACTGACGCAGATACAATGCTTTTTGAGCTTGGTCGATCAGTAGCAGATCCGCATCAGATAAACGATTTGAACCGGTGGCAATTACGCCGAACTGACGTAAGCGTGCAATCAGCGCCGTGTTCTGCACTTCACTCGGCATCACCGTCATCATAGGTTTCAGGTAAGCTGGCTTAACGAATTTCACGTTACCAGATTCACCCACTTTGATCTGTCGACCAGCTGCAGTCGGAGTCACAAACGGCGCAAGTGGAGTTGCTGTATTTAGCTCACCTACTGGAACTTCTTTTTTAGTGTAGGACACACGTTGTGGGAAGAAGCGGTCCATTAACCAGGTATCTACCTTTTGAGTAGTATCGGTTAATAGAACTAGCTGTGGTACATCCAGCAATTCAACCGGTGCATTTTGAAATGTAAAAGTTTGACTCATGTTTTAGTTCCCCACAACTTTACGGAGTTCGATCTTGTTAACCAATGCCTGTGCACGCACTGCATCATATTGAGCAGTAGTCAGCGGCGTTCCATTTACTGTAACTTCAGCAATATCAAATGGGCCTTGCACGTAGATTGGCATTTCAAGGTTATTTGCAGCATGGTAAGTGGATTGTTCCGCTGTAAAATCTGAAACAGCAATTGCATTCCAATCACCAACGACACCTTCTGTGACTACTGGATGGTCAGCAAGATTATTGGTATCAACTTTCAGCAAATCCCCACGCTTGTACGCCGTAGCTGTTTTTACTTTGGCATTCTCAGTGCGAATACCATCACCCACCACCAGCTGTTTATTTTCAATAGTGCCTGTTAATACTTGGCTCATGATTTAGCTCCTTGTTGCTGTGCTGCCATAAACTGATTAAATGCCTGATCCAGAGCTGAACCTTGCTGTTGTGGCTGACTACCTTGTCCACCATTCGCCTGATGACTAAACAAATGAGCAAATGCCGGATTTACACCTGGCGCTTGCTGTGTCTGTTGTCCAGCTGGTGGTGGTTGATTACCCGCCGAAAATTGACGAAGCTGCTTGGCTGAGAATGCAAATGCACCATCATTAAGCTTTTTCATTTCTTCAATATCTTCAGCGCTAAACTCTTTGCCTAGGTCTTTGCCCAATGCGCTGATTTCAGCTTCACGTTTTGCAGCTGCGAATTGTTTGTTTTGTTCAGTCAGAGTATTCACCTGACCTTCCAATTCGGTAATTTTGGCCTGAGCCTGTTCTAATTCGGTCACGTCTGTGTCCTCTGGTTGATTAAATTGTTTTGGAGAATGACTTGCTGCCACTGCGTTTGTGTTGTCATCTGCACCTAATGCACAAAAAGACACTTCACGGATACAACCACCACGAAATACCGCAATAGGTGCTTGGAATGTTCGACCATTCACCACCACTGAACCCTCTTTGACTTCTTCAACGGTGGTTGGGTAGATCCGTACCGACATCTGCCATGGAAAGTCATCATCAGAATCCTGAGCTACCTGTGTACCAAACTCATTGGAAAGCAAGTTCCCCTCAATTTTTAAGCCTTCTGTATGGCTCACTGAATGGGAATTGATTGCCCCCGCTCGTTGGCTAGTACGATGTTCAAGTAATGCTGGGATACGCCCCTTAATCTGGATCGAATCAAGATCAAAGACCACTTTGTCCCAATACCAGTGATCCGTAATTGCTTCGCCACTGTAGGCAATACCCGAGAAGGTGCGCTTCTTTTTCCCTTCTTCCGGCTTATCTACACTGACTTGGCCAAGCTGGAAACAAAACTGATCTTGTTCATGTTCAGCATTTTTATTTGTTTGCGGCATTTTTCATGCTCCATAAAAAAACCGCCCTTTCGGACGGTATAAAATTGATTTTTAAATTAGGTTTTTAGAATTTTTAAAGATGACTCTAAAACGTATCTACAGGAACATTAACAATTTCTTCAGAGCAAGAAACATTAAGTCTATTTAAAGTAGAAACAACATTACGATAATGATCTTCCGTTTGTTTATTAATTGAATGAAATTCTGCAAACTTATCTAACTCAGGGTATTTCGACTGAATGTCAATTAACTGGCCAAAAAGTAGTTTTAGATTGCAAGTATAATCCTGATGCTCTTGTAAACTATATTCTCTCTTTTTTCTGAAAGACTGTGAGGCATTCATATATGTCCCAATGAAATTATTCTGTTTTTCTACTTGATTTAAATACTCCTGAGCTCGTTCAGAAGATGTATTTGCAAAAGAAAAACTAGATATTATCAAAAAAATAAAAGCAATAGATCTCTTGCGAAAGTAAAAACCACCTCAATATAAATTTCATGAGATATCAGAAATTAAA